CAGCGGCCCCTTCTTGGCGGGCGAGAAGGGCAGGAACGACTTGATCTCGCTGGTCACGTCGCCCATCACGCTCGAAATGCCGCCGATGGCCGACTTAATGCCGTTGATCAGCCCGTTTATCACCCGCTCGCCCGCGCCGAACAGCAGCGAGCCGAGGTCGCCGACCGCCGACATGATCCGGCCTGGCAGCCCGCGGAAGAAGGAGATGAGCCGGGAGCCCATGTCCTGCGCCCCGGAGATGATCTGATGCCAGTGGTCGACTATGAACAGTACGGCGAGGCCGATCGGGCCGGTCAGGATCGCCAGCAGCAGCGGCCAGTGCCCGCGCACCCAGTCGATAGCGGTCGACACTGCGTGAGTGACCGCGTCGAACGCCGACTCAGCCCCGTGGACGATATCCGACCAGTAGCGGGTGATCAGCAGGACCGCGATCCCTATCGGCCCGGTCAGGATTGCGAGCACCAGCGGCCAGTGCGACTTCACCCAGTCGATCGCCTTCTCGACCGCGTGAAGCACGTCATCAAACGCCTCTTTCGCCGCGTCGGAAATCTGCTTCCAGTGCTTGACGATGAGGATTACCGCCGCGACGACAGCAGCGATTATCAGCCCTATCCCGAGGAGCATCACGCCATTCGCGACGGCCCACGCCGCCGCCGTGCTGAGCGCGCCCGCGACATTAGCCGCGACCATGACGGCGACCTTCGCGATCATCCCGGCGACCGTGACCGCACCGGAGGCCAGCTGTGACGCCTGGCCTGCTATCCACGCGCCAGCGGCCGATGCCGCCCCGGCCACGTTCTCGCCCACGACCGCCGCGATCTTCGCGGTCTGGCCTGCGACCCAGCCGGCGGCCGACGCGACCTGGCTGGCCGCCGCGGTGATCCAGGATCCCGACGAGGTCGCCGCGGCCTCCTCGTTCGCGGCCGCGGCTTCCCCTGCGGCCTCCTCCTCGGCCGTGGCGGCGCCCTCAGCGGCGGTGGCCTCCTCGGTGGCCGCCTTGCTGCTCGCGGCCGCGGTCGTCTCCTGCGCCTTACCGAGCCCTAGGATCTTCTTGACCAGGGCCTCGGTCCCGTCAGCGACCTCCTTCATGGCCTTGCGCATGTCCGTGAGCGCGTGCACGGCCTTGGTCCCGACGGCGCCGGCCAGGATCCCGCCGACGACGACGGCCAGGGCGATGGAGGCGGCCTTGTTGCCCGCGATCAGGGAGAGCAGGTGGGCCAGCGGCCCGAGGATGGCCGACACGGCGGGCAGCAGCGCAAGTCCCAGCGACGTCCCGGCCGCCTTGATCGAGTCGCCAGCCTGGGCCATCTGGAATGACGTCTCGTGGGTGATGTCATTCCAGCCGTTGACATTCTGCCCCGCGCCCTTGGCGCTATCGCCGATGGCCTTCACGTTATTGTTGAACGTCGCCGCGTGAGTGCCGGTAAGCATGAGCGCGACGTTCAATCCGGTGGCGCCCCCGAGCATCTTGCTCATTGCCGCCGCGTAAGTCTGCGCGGCAGGCGACCCGGAAGTCAGCAGGGAATTGAAGCCGTGCGCTTTCCCGGCGGTGCTCGCAAACTGGTCGGCCAGGGTGCGGGCGGAAAGCCCGAGGGTCTTCGTGTCGTTATTGAACGTCGTGTACGAGGTCTTGCCGTCGAGGTAGGCCTGCGCTACGCCGCGGATGTTCTTGGGCAGCATCCCCAGCATCTGGTTAGCGTCGGCGGCCGCTGCCTTGGACTGGTTCAGGGCGTTCTGGATGACCATGCCAGACGGCCCCATGTGGGACGTGACCGCGTCCGACAGCTGGGCGATGGTGCCGGTCAGCCCGGCCTTACCCAGGTTCTTCGACAGGCTGGTGGAGCTGAGGCCGAGCTGCTGCATCTCGGCCGTCGCGACGCTGTTCGGGTTGGCCAGCGACCGGATCGTCGAGGCGAGGTCCTGTGTGCCCTGCCGGGCCGAGACGCCCATGCTGGTCATCGTGGCCAGCGCCCCGCCGACCTGCTGATACGAGATCTTGTTCGCGGCCGCGATCGGCAGGACGGCGGACAGCGACGATGCGAGGTCCTGCATCGTCATCTTCCCCTGCCCGACCGTCGCGACCATCATGTTGGTGAAGCTGGTCGCCTGCTTGGCCGACATGCCGTAGGCGTTCAATCCGCTGGTAACCGCGTTCGCTACCTCGCCAAGGTCAGCGCCCTCCGCCTTCGCACCCTGCGCTGCGGCCTTGAGGACGGTGAGACCCGCCGCGCCGTGAAAGCCCGCGCTTTCCACCATGTACATGCCGTTGGCCAGCTCAGTGCTCGAGGTGGCCGTCTGCGCCGACAGCGACAGCACCCCGCGCTGCACCATCCCCAGGTTCTTCGCCGACTCCCCGGCGGAGGTGACCCACTTGGTCGACAGCTGCTGGAAGTCCATCCCGGACTTCACCGCCAGGCCGATCCCGATCGCGGCACCCAGGGCGGCCATCTTGATCTTGCCGCCAGCCCCGGCGAACAGGCCCCCGCTGGCGTCGGCCTTCGCCCCGGCCTCCTCAGCAGCGTCACCGCTCGCCTCCGTCGCCGCGGTCGTCTCCGCCTGCGCCGCCGTCACCTTCTCCTGCGCGGCGGCCGTCGACTCAGCGGCAACCTGCGTGCGCTCCAGGGCGGCCGCGTACTCGACCTGCGCGGCGGTGACCTCCTCGGTCGTCGCGCCCTCACGCGCCTGAACTTCCTCAAGCGCAGCCTGCCTGGCCGCCAGCTCCTCGCCGGCCAGGGCCTCCTCCTGCTGGGCGGCGGCCAGCTCCTCGGTCGCGGCGGCCAGCTCACCCGCCTCGCCCTTGGCTTCCGCGAACGCCGGCCCGAGCTGGTTGTCGCCCTTGAGGACGATCTTGACGACGTTGCTGTCAGCCGTAGTACTCACCTCCCTCCGCGCTCTCCTGCCGCCGCCAGCCCATGAGGTCCTCGATGCTCATCAGCCCGATCACCGTCGCGTCCATGCGCAGCGCCTCATCGGGGGTGCACCGGAACCGGTCGCAGACCGCCAGCACGATCCGCGCCTCGTACACAGCCCGCGGGCTTACTCCGGCGTCACGGGCTGCATCGGTATAGAGGCCTCCACCTCCGCGTCCGCCGTCGTCCCATCCGGCTGCACCTGGGCCTGCTCCGCCAGCTTCATCAGCCCACTCAGGCCACCCATCGCCGACGGGTCGAAGCCGAGACGCTCCAAAGGGCCCTTGAGTACCTGCACGATCCCGGCGACCCAGCAGGCTACGACCTTGATCACCCAGTCGATGTCCTCGTCGATCAGGTACTGCGCCGTGACCGGCACCGGCTGGTCGTCGTCATCGACGATGTTCCAGCTGATGATCCGCTCGGCGAACCAGCCGGCGACCTCCGTGACCTCCGCCTCGGTCAACGACCCGGACGCCCACCGGTCCGCCATCTGCATCAGGCCCAGGAACTTGCCCAGGCTGACGGACCGGGCCAGGATCTCCAGGCCCGGCTCGTCCTCGAAGCGGAGGTCAAGCGTCTTGCGCTGCCGCTTGTGGCCCATCAGACGGTGCCCGACCAGGTCGGGACGTTCCCGTCGGCGAGCGCGGCGGGGACCTTCCAGGTCAGCTCGCCCGAGTTGGAGCGGCTGATCTGGTAGTCGGTGAGCAGGAAGTTCCCGTTGAGCGTCGAGCCGTTGACGGTGTTGTCGATCGCCCGGTTCACCGAGGTCGACGGGATCGTGCTGAACACCTCGTGCGCGGCGGTCGCGCCGTTATCCCACACGCCTGAAAAGTCGTAGGACGCGTCGGCCAGCAGCAGCAGCCGCTGGCGCGCGGACACGTCAATGCCCGTCACGTCCTGCACGCCCCTCGGGGTCGCGTAGGACAGCTCGGTGATGTCATCGCGCAGGTCCTGCGCGGTGCCGGACGCATCGGCGATGGTCAGGGTCGTCCACCCCAGACCGGTTGCCTTGGACATCGTGCTCACACCCTTCCTGAACTAGCGGCCGCGAACCGGCCGTGGCCTGAGGTCACCGAAGTGGCCCACCCTGATCGCCTCCACCAGGCGCCCCTGGTGGATCGCGCTGTCCTCCTGCCAGTCGGCGAGCGTCTTGTGCACCCGCCGCTCGCCGCGCGGGTTGCCCCGCCAGTCGCCGCCACGCACCAGCCCGATCGCCGGGCGCGTCTTGTGGTTGGCGAAGCACCGCTGGAACGCCGGGAACCGGAACACCGTGATGCCCGACTCGGACCCGGCCAGCTCACGGAACTCCCGCCCCGACCGGTAACGGATCCACTGCGCCTGCTCGCGGCCGCGCGCCGTCCGCTCGTCGATCACCGACTCCCAGCCGTGAGCCCACATCAGGCACCCGGCGTCCTTGCACGCCTGCACGACAGTGGTGTCTCGCGGGGACAGCAGCACGTAGGACTTCAGGAACTGCGGCGGCAGCTGCGGCGGGACACGGTTAAGCGCGGGCCTCCGCATCACGGGGGGCATCAGGACGTCACCGCGATCTGGTTGGCGCACACGACGCCGATGAACTGGAAGGACGTGAACCCGCCGCTGGTCGTGGTGACCGCCCGCAGGTACCTTTGCACCACCGGATAGGCCGTCCCGCTGCCGGCCGACGAGCTGTTGATCCCGCTGCCTCCGGACGTGGCCGACAGCTCGAAAGTCGAGCCGGACGAGCTGACGACGTAGTAGGTGGTCCCCGCGGTGAAGCCGCCTGGCAGGCTGGAGCCCTGCAGCTGGAGCGGCGTGCCGTTCGCGGGCGCCGACCCGGTCACGGTGAACACGGCCGGGCTGGCCAGGGTCGCGGTGAACGCATAGGTCGGGGTGGCGATCCGCTGCGCCGAAGGCGGCAGGTTGGAATTGCCCGACACGACCTCGGTGAACGCAAGCAGCGATATCCACGTCGCGTTGTCCGGGCTGTGCTGCACGGTCACCGTGACGTCGGTCCCGGTCAGCGCGATCGCCTGCAGGTAGGCCTCAGCGCCCCAGCCGCTCGACAGCGTCCACGTCCACGTCGGCGCAACCGAGTAGGTCACCGCGATCGTGCTGCCCGCCGGGACCACGTAGGTCCCGTCGCCGGACCCGGCCGACGTGCCGCCGACCGTGACGGCAGTGACCGTGCCGCCGGTGATGACCACCGTGGCCGGGACGCCTGTGGTGTTCGTGACCGGGGTCGTCGAGGCCGGGACGGCCGGGGTGGTGAACCCGCCGCCACGGTCCCAGCTGGCCCCCTGCGTCGCGGCCGTGTCGGTGCGCGGGCCTGCCGTGAGCTGGTTGCCCCACTCCTGGCCGACCCCGTCGGACTGGGCGTCGACCTTCTCGGTCAGCATCCCGTCGCCCGCCCTGGTCGGGTCATAGTTCAGCTGCCTGCTGACCTGGCTCAGCGCCGGGTTGCCGATGGCCTGGCCGCGCAGGTACGTGGCGATGACATCGGCCCGGGTGAGCGGCGAGAACGCGGCATGCGCGCCCCCGGCCGCGTTGTCGAAGAACGCGGCGATCGACATCTCGCCGGCCCGCTGGCCGCCCAGCCGGGAGTGCCCGAACTGGGTGATGTCGGTGACGTCCAGCGGCGTGTTCCCGCCGTGCATGTCGAGCGACTGGACGTCGCCGCCGACGAGGAACCCGCCGAAGGCGAAGTGATCGCCCAGGCCGCTGCTCTTGGTGCTGTTAGTCACTCACGGCCTCCTGGGCGAACATGTCGTTGACGACGAGCGGCAAGGTGATGTCGATGGCCCGGCACTGGGAGCCGCCGAACTCCACCCAGCCGCCCGAGGCGGTCATCTGCATGAGGTCGACGTTCTTGACCGCCCCGTTGAGGGTGAAGTCGCCCGAGTAGGCGCCCATGAGCGCGGCGGCAGCGGCGATGACCTTCGGGTCGGTCGGGTCGTACTTCCGCTTGGCTGCCTGGCTCCAGATGACGACGTGGAATGACAGCCGCCCGGTGGTGGAGTTGAGGCCGCTGGCTGCCGCGTAGGGGGTGAGCTCGCCGAACACGATCGAGCAGTAGATGCCGCCTGCTGGGCTGGCCTGCGGCTCCTCGGTGTTGACGTGCTGGAAGATGCTCAGGCTCTTGGCGTGGGATTCCAGGCCGGCGTAGATCGCGGAGATCTCGTCGGGGCCGAAGTTTCCGGTCATGCGAGGCCACCGCCCATCTCCGCAATGAACTTGCCGAGCAACTGGCGGGCGTAGGGCGGGATCGCCTTCCGCATCCGCAGGCGGGTGCGCCGGAAGCTCTTGTAACCGCGGAACCCGGTTGACTGGTTGCGCTTGCTGGTGCCTTCCAGCCACGGCCAGTCGAACTCGCCCTTTCGGATGCCGCCGGAGATGGTGAACGTCATCCCGGAGCCGTTGAGCATGACGCCCTCAGCGGCCGCGCCGGTGTTGCTGCCCGACTTGGTCATCCGCTCGGTGTCCAGCTTTATCCATGTCTGCCCGATGGCGCCGATCTCGGCCGCGAGGGTCTCGGTGTAGGCCTGGGCGGCGCGGGGTGCGCGGCCGTCAAAGAGCGGCCCGGTCATGGTGATCTTGGTGGTCGCCATAACGTCTGCCCTTCGGCCGGCGGCTCCGGCGGCGTCCAGCCCAGCGCCTGGAGCACCTCAGCCGTCGCGGTGTCAACGCCGATCCTCGCGGCCGTCTCAAGGTCGAGGCCGCCTGGCACCAGGGTCAGCGTGATGAACGTCTCCGGCGGCCGGATCTCCAGGGTCAGGCCAAGGACCTCGTTCGCGATGTCATGGCCGTCGACCTCGACCCGGTAGCCGATTCCCTCGCGTGCGATCCTGACCGCGTGCTTGCTAGACACCGCGCATCCGTCCCTTCCGTCCGTAGCGGGCGCGTGCTTCCGCCCACTTGTCCATCAGCCCCACGCCCGGCGCCGGAGTCGCCGACTCGCCGGAGCCGACCGTCCGGGCGTAGGCGCTGCCCTCGTTGAGCAGTTGCACCTCGGACTCGGCAATGCTGAGGTCCCGGATGAGCTGCGGGACCCGGTGGCGCACCACGGCCGCCGCGAGCGCGTAGCTGTTCGCGCTGGTGCCGAGCTGGGCCCGCAGGACGCTGTACTGGCGGAACGCGTAGACCGTCGCGCCCGAGTGGTCCTGAAGCGCGGTGCCCGCGAACGCCCGGCGCACCGTGGCGACCCCCGCCACGACCTGCTCGACCAGCAGCTGCTCCTGGTCGAGCACCAGGACCTCGCCGACGTTCAGCGCCCCGGTGCCGGTCGTCGACAGCGCGATGTCTGAGGTCTCGTCGGTCGTGCAGCCGGATCCGGCCTGGGTGAGGCCGGTGGCCACGGCGGTCACGTCGGTGATGAGGATCCGCTCACCGAGGTACGGCGCGATGCTGCCCGCGTAGGGAGCGCTCGCCGTCGTGGACCCGCGCCCGTAGCCCAGGACCACCAGGTCGCCCGGGCCAGCCTGCGACCCGTCGGTGACGGTGATGGTCGAGTCGCCCGTGCCGACCTCGGCCGCGAGCGTCCCGGCCGGGTCAGCGTCAGCGCCGTATCCCCACGTGCCGGTCATGCTGATGCTGTTCTGCGGGGTCTGCGCGGCGTTGCCGAAGGTGTAGCTCTGGCTGCGGTCCAGCTCGAAGTGCGTGAACGGCATCCCCTTCTGCCAGTTGTCTGTAGGCCGCAGGAAAACGGCGGTCAGCGGGATGGTGACGCCGCCCGACTGGAGCTGCGTCATGCACACCAGGTCGTTGTCGTTCAGCCGCAGCTTCCACGGGTCGGCGTACTGGCCGCCGCCCCACTCGCCCTGATTGGGCCAGTCCGCCCAGCGGGTGCCGTCGTAGGGGTAGAACACCCGGTGGAACTGGCCGTAGATGTTCTCCGCCGCGCTCATCATCGCCCGGTCGGTCTGCGCGTTGGCGTCCACGCCCGGCGCGAAGTCAAGCGCCCGCTGAACCTCGTAGCGGTTCGAGTAACACGGCTGCCAGATGCTCATGACCAGCTCACCGCCACTGCCTCTTCAATGGCGCACGGCCACGGGTCCCAGAGCTTCCCCCACGACCACCAGCCGGCGGCCGTGGCGAGCACGCAGTGCGGGCCAGGGACGGAGATGCCTAGGATCAGGGCATGAGCGAGCGAACGATCCGGGACGAGGTCAGCGAGCGCATGGAACTGCGCGGCCTCACGCCCGAGCAGGTCGAGGCCGATCCGCTGGCCGCACTGGAGCACAACCAGCTCATCATTGACGTCGTCGATGACCTGCTCGTCCAGCGCGGGCACCAGCCTGCACCGGAGTAGCCCGTGGAACAGCCTCTCGCCCAGGCCGTCATCGACTTCGCTGAGATCCACGTGCTCGACGTCCAGCCGATGACCGCCTGGCAGCGGCGCATCATCGAGCACCTGTACCGCGACGGGCCGGAATCCGGCGACACCGATCCGGGCGGCAGCCGCTAGCGTCCCCGCCAGCGACGCACCGTCCCAGCCGCCAGCATTGAGCCACAGCCACTCAACCTCATCGGCGCCCACCCGCTGGCCGGCCAGCCGCAGCGACATCGCCACCGCCTCCGCCGCGCACACCGGCAGCAGGTCACCGATCGCCCACCCCCTGGCCTTGGCGTGCGTCGCGTGCTTCGCCTTCGTCGTCACATGGCCCTTGGTCCCGGACTTGGTGGTCTTCTTCGCCGTCGGGCTGTGCTTGCTCGTGCCCTCGTGCTTCTTGCTCGACACGTGCTTGGAGCTGTGCCCCGTGCTCTTGGTCGCCGTCATCACATCACCCCCGGCCGGCCGGTAGACGGCCTCATCGGGCGCACGCGGTCACGCGGCTCGTGGTACTGGTGGTCGCCCGCGTACGGGCAGTACAGCTCCGTTGCCGCGCCCGCCGGGGTATTCGGCGGAGGCTTCAGCGGCTCGCCACAGACAGGGCACGCCAGCGACGGCATCGACTGGTAGGCGTCGAATTCCTGCTGGTTATGGCGCAGGACGCTGACCAGGCCCCACCACGAGCCGGTCTGCGCAGGCTGTGCTGGCGCCTGCTGGAATCCGGCCAGTGACGGCTTTACCAGCGCGATCGCCCCGGAGCCAGACACGCGCGCGGCCGCGCGGCCCGCACCCGCCAGTGACGGCTTGACCAGGGATACCCCGCCCGATCCCCTGACCGTTGTCCAGCCGGCCCCGTGCAGCGACGGCGACGGCGCAACCGTGCCGCCTGACCCGGGAAACGACTCCTTGCCGGCACCGGACAGCCCGGGCGCGGGCAGTCGCACGCCGCCTGAGCCGGGCATCGATTCCCTGCCTGAGCCGGACAGTGACGGCTTCGATGCCGCCGTCGACCCCGTCCCGGTCACGGCACTGCTAGTGGTGACCTCAACGTCGACCCCGAAGTAGGCGCCAGACTCAGTGATCGTCGGGTAGGTGATCGACGACTGGCCGGACGCCACCGCGCCCTGAAGCGTCGAGGTGCTGTAGTTGGGTGCGGACAGCGGCCCGCTCACGATGCCCGACGCGCCCGGCCCCGTCGTCCAGAAGGCGCTGGTCTTGCCATAGCCGTCGCTCGACGCGGGCGGGACGTGGACGGCAACCAGGTAGGTGTGCCCGCTGGTGAGTGCGACCGGCGAGTAGGTGCACTTGACCCAGCCGCTGGCCGCCGCGCCGCTCCAGGACGGCGACGCGTTCAGCGTGCCGGACACCTCGGCCTGCGTCGAGGTGTCGAACAGCACGCACTGATCCGGAAGCCCCGCGGCCCCGGCTGGCGAGTAGAACCAGATGCCCGTCAGCGACGCGCTGGCGGTCAGGGTGAACTCCGCCGTGAACGTCAGCTGTGGTGAGGCATTGCCTGCGTTGGCGAGGGTCACCCCCTGCGCCATCAGCGTGAAGACGGCCATGACGACCCGCTTACTCGGGCTGCGTGATCGTGAACGAGGTCAGCGCGACCGTCGCGCCCTGCACGATGCTGGTCGTGTTCAGGTTCACGTCACAGCCGCTGGTGCCGACGCTGCCGTCGAACACCACGGTGACGCCGTCGCTCTCGTAGCAGCGGAACCACGACGCCGTCCCGGTCGCCGCCGCATTCGTGTCCGACGTGATCGAGTTGGCCGACGCGGTGACAACCCGGCTAGGTGCCGTGCCGCTCGCCGCCGGCGTGCCGAACGCGGTCGCCCCGAACGTCAGCGTCGACAGCTTGGTCTGCGACGTGATCGCCGTGTTCGCGTCCGCCGGCTGGCTGCCGTTGAACAGGCACAGCGTGCCCGAGTTCAGCCGCGCCGTGATCGCGGCGGTGACCGCGATCACGGTGCCATCCGAGAAGAACGGGTTATTCGCCACCAGCGCCGCCCTCCGGCTTGGGCAGCGTGACGCCACCTGACCCGCTAACGCCGTCGCTCCTTCGCGGCGCGCGCGGCGGCCGCACCGGCGCAGGCGGCGCGGCAGGCGCCTCGGCCCGGGCGCCCTCAGCCGGAACCCTGAGCACCTCCAGGCCCTCCGCATGGACACCCGGGTCGCCGTCCTCGATGAGGTACGCCTCGTCACCCGGCGGGTCTTCGTTAGTCACCTCGGGTGACAAGGTGCCGTCGGCGGGATGCTCCACCCCGGTCATCGGCTCACTCATGCCCGGGTGGCCGCGCAGCTCCATCTCACCCGGGTTCACTGACACGCCAGCTCGCGTGATCTTCACTGCGCCCTCCTCGACTCGCTCGGTGCTGTGGCACTGCGGGCACTCCGCCAGGCCGACCGCATAGGCCGCCGTGCAGTTCCCGCAGTGATTGAGCGCCATGGCTACGGCAGCTCCGCGATCGTCACGCCGATAGCGGTCACGCTCGCCGCGTCCGACGCGTTCCCGGTCGCCACCGCCAGGTCCACCCAGTAGGCGACCCCCTGAGCCAGCTGCAGCACTCCCGCCAGCGTGAACGGCACCCCGGCCGCCGCAGCCGCGCCTGGGCCGATCACCGGGTCCGCCAGCGCCCCGAACCGCGTCCCGGTCACCGCCGCCGCGTTGGCCGGGGCGGTCCCGGTGCCGTACCGGCCGCCCACCGTGACCGCCTGTGCCGCGGTCGCCGTCGCCGCCACGCCGGTGATGATCACCAGCACCTGAGGCGACGGGTTCTGCGGCGTGATGGCCACCGCCAGCCCCATCATCTTCAGGGACGTGCTGCTCGTGCCCGTCGGGTTCGACGGCGCCGACGAGGCAGGCGCCGCGGCCGCCAGACCCAGCGCCGCAACCTGGTCAGCGGCCGCGCCCGCGGCCGTCCTCTTCGCGCCCATGCCGCTCCCCCTTTTACTTCAGGACCACGACCGGGCTCACGGACTGTGAGGCCTCGGTGGTCGTTGACGTCTGGATCCAGTACCGGCCATCGACCCGCGAGCGGACCTTGAACTGGCTCGAGTCGGTGGCGAACCCGGCCCCCATGTCCGATGCCTCGACGGTCAGGGCCAGCCGGTCGCCGATCGCGTAGTTGCGCAGGTCGGCCAGCATCAGGTCGCCCTCATGGCCCACGGCCGGCTGATGGTCGGTCACCAGTGCGGGCAGCCCGATGATCGACGGGCCCACCTCATGGCCGTCACCGAGGCCCAGCCATGACGGCAGCGAGGCAGGCGCCCCGGCGGTCGCCGCAGAGCCGCCGGGGACGAGGTACATCTCCAGCCACGCGCCCAGCACCGACT